GCCTATAGAAAATGTACCAGTATTGGTGCTTAAAAACTCAAAATACCATTTACCAGTTTTTAATCCAAAAGTGCTAACAGCAGTTCTATTACTAGAACTTGATTCGGTGAAATCTAAATTACCATTATTTAAAGTTGCTCTTTGTTCATTTCCTTGTCCAAGTGCAATAGAGTTTAAAGTGCAGAAATTATTTGTAGGTGTATCTTCTAAAGAATCATTACCAGCACCAGCACTTACAGAAAATCCATTTGGTGTCCAATTATTAGAATTACCGCTTGAATCTTTGCCAAGTGTTGTTGCAGTCGTTCCAGAATTATCTGAAAAATTTAAATACCAACCAGTAGTCCCAAAACTGCCAGTATATTCTTTAGGTACAAGTTGACCTGTAGTTATATTTGTTTCAGTAAAATATGAAGGGTCATAAGCCTGACCATCAATAAAATAAAATTCAGCCATATATCCACAAAAGAAGTTATACCACCAACTACTTCCTGTATATCCTTGACCATATTCTGCAAATCCAAGTTCATGTATTTGATTAGTGTTTAACTTTCCATTTGCATCAGCAAAGTTTGTAGCTGTTGAAACTTCCTGTCGTACACCATTTACAAATATTTTTGCCCTGTCAGCAGTTGTACTATTAGCATAATCAGCTACAACTACAATATGATACCAAGCACTAACGTCTCTAAATACGGCATTAGTAGATATATTTCCCGCAGATCCCCCCGAATCACTTCCTTGTGTAAATTGAATTTTATCGGCTGATGTGAATTTTATTACGCCTCTGTTACCCGCTCCAACAGTATGAATTATCTGCTGACCACTATTGCCAGAACTATTTGAATAACTTGTGTTTCCTAACTCACTCCTTTTTACCCAAAAAGAAACTGTAAATTTTTTAAGATTTCCTCCTGATTGAACAGTTCTTGTTAATCTTGTAGGTGAACTTTGGTCATCATCAAATCTTAAACTGCGTTCTACTTCGTATGCCTTCTTCCCTCCAAAGAAGAATGGTGATGGACTTCCTATACTGGTCATTAGCTAAAGTTTCCGACAAACTGTGCAGAAATTTTAGTAGATGATCGAGCGATCCATGCAATCATATCAACTGCATTTGCTCCTGTAGACAATGTAGGTGCTGTGCCATCTGAAAAGTCCCAATACGATTCAAAAGCTGCGGTGTGGCCTCCAGTACCGTCTTGAATAATAAAAATAACACCTGATTGACCAGCAACTAAAGTAGTAGGATTAGCAAAAGTAGTGTTTCCAGTAAGAGTGGTTGTAAAATTATTTCCTGTTTTAAAATCTAGCGTTATTGTCGAAGCATAAGTAGCAGTAATAACTTCTCCGATAGTTCCTTTTGTAGTAACCCTTCCGTTACCACCAGAGTTTCCACCGTTATCAAATACAAGTGTATTAAGTCCGCTTGTTTCGTGTTTTACGTTAGTGACTTTTAATGTGCTCATTTAACTAGGTTTCGGATTGTCAGTTTTAACTTTTTCACAAGCTGCATAATACGCTTCTAGTTTAGTCGAATCTCCCTTACTATTCCAATACATAGCGTCTGCAAAATCTTCTAATAGTGGATATAAAGGTTTTCTGTCATCTTTGTATTTAACTTTTGCATAATCAGAATCTATAGTTGCTCGTGCAGCATCTATTTTGCTTTGTTCAAGAGTTATAGACTTTCCATCTTTATCAAAAGCACCCGTTCCATCATCAATACTGACAACTGTTCCAGCGTATGCTTTATAAATAGCTTCGTGATCTAAACTCATGCTGCTACCTCCATTGCAGTTATGGTACAAATAGTTCTTGCGTATGCAGCTCCATCAGTATTAGCAGCTGTTCTATTAATATCTACTGTGCCTCCTTGAACTTTTGTTTGTAATTGATATGTGGTAGATGAAGTTGTAGAAGGGCTATCCAGAAGTGTTATTGATCCATTTAATGCTGCGTTTGAATCATTAATTCTTTGTTGATAAGCAGCCTGTGATCTTGAACCAGCAGCATCTCCAACTGAAAGAGTTGTACTATCTCTCTTCAATCTAAACATTGCATTATTGCCTCCAGTTGTAGAAGAATTTGCTTCCACCATGACTAATACTTTATTTGAACTTGATGATGGCGTTATTGAAACTGATACTCCTGTAACATCTGTATATGAAGTACTTGCTGTGCTAAAAGTATCTGTTTTTACTGCTTGAATAACTTGAAGAATTTTTCCGCCTCCTGCTGCATCAAAACTTAAATTTCCTGATCCATCAGTTTTCATGAACTGACCAGCCGACCCATCTGCATTTGGTAGTTTAAATGCTACGTCTGCTGATGTTGGTGCGGAAGTTGGTGAGTTGAGTGAAACAACATTACCGCCTGAGTGTTTGAGTGATATTTTGCTCATAATTAACTAGGTTTTGGGTTAGCGTCTTTAACCGCTTTGTTATGAATAGCAAAGCTACCAGTTGCATCTAGTTTACCTGCAATAATGTCGTCATACAACATTCCAAGCTGTTCTCCTGTTGGTGCATACGTTGTAGAGCCTGTTTGTGTTCTTTTAATTTTATATTCTTCTGCATTTTTCCATGCTGTGTAAGCTGCATTTAGTTCATCATCTGTAGGTTGTGAATCGCTGTTACCAGAACCCCACTCAATAATTTTGTGTGGGGTACAACTTTGATCTAGTCTGTAAAAATTTTTACTTTTTCCTAGCTGTAATAAAGCTAAATTAATGTCTGTATCTGAATTTATTGCCATAATTAAGACTCCTTAAAAATTACTACGGTTGTATAAGTTTCTGGCCCAAATTGACTAGCATAACCATATCCATAACTGGAACGAGTTACTTGACCAGCCATTCTAATGTCAAAAGCTTTTGCTGAAGCAATAGTAATCCTTGTTTTTAAGTCAATATAAAAATTAGCACTTACTCCTGTGCTACTATATCCAGCTTCACTTTGAATAACATCACTTGAATCTGTTACGTTGTAGAGTTTCATTTTACAAAAGCCAACCATCATATATGGCATCCTTGCGTGTATAAAATAACTGCCAGCTTGTAAAGTAAATTGATTACTACTAAGTGATACTATTCCATCTGCATCTGCTACTTCAGTTTGCAAATCTCTTACCCTCCAATCTCCAGTTGTAAAAGTACCTCCATTTGTCGTGTTGGATTTTACATCAGCGATAATTGCATAACTAGCAAATTTACCTCCAGCAGATATTCCAGTTCCAGAAATACCGCTATTTGTTATTGATATTCTTTCAACACCACCAGTTGAAAACTTGATAGTGTCAGCAGCAGGAAAACTTATTCCTGTATTGCCATCGTCACCAGTTATAGCTGGTGCAGATACAGATCCAGCTACTCCTTTGATCGCTGGTGTTGTTCCTGATAGTTCTAAGCTCATAATTAAAGAATAACAAGAGTTGCACCACTTGGCACAGTTACTTCGACATTATTATTTATTGTAGGCGATACTGTAATCGCATTTTTACCAGCCGTTAAAGAATAGGTAGTTGTAATAGTTTGGCCTGTCTCCAAAAACACCTCATCATTACCACCCCCAGTAGCTCCAGCACCTCCACCAATAGCACCCCAAGCATTTGTATAGCCTTCAAATTGTCCTGTAGTTGAGTTGTATCTAAACTGTCCTGCTGCTGCTGACCCTGGTCTTTGTGCTGTTGTACCAACAGGAACTTTCAAAAATCCAGTTGAGTTCATCGCTACATCACCTGTCATCGTAGGTGTTGCTGCATTAACTAAACCTAAATTAGCTTGTGTAATATTTCCAATAGTTGTAAACGTACCCGTTCCAGAAGATACTGCGGTACAGATTTTTAATAAATTAGTAGATGAGTCAATATGTGGCTGAAATTGAACTACATTTCCATCTCCAGAAGGATCTCCACTTGCAGAGTTTATTGTTCTTAAAGCTGAAAAAATATCATTTATTCCTGCACGAACCGCAGCACCCGTTCCATTGGCTACATTAAAATTATTACCCGTTTCTTTAGTTGTACTGTTAACTCTTGCCATTTTGGTAATATTTTATTTTATTTTATCATCCCTTACCAAATCCGACAGCTTGATAAGTGAAATTTCTATCAATCGAAGCATTTGATGAATTTTTAAAGTGAACAGTAAATCCTGTACCACTAATATTAGATAGTTCAAAGTAATCACCACTAGCCATATTTTGTGCAGTTATTCCAATTGAAGGTAAATTTGAATTTACTCCGCCTATAGCAGAAGTTCCAGTAAAGAAAGAATCTGTAAATGTGACAGCTTTTGCTCCTGCTCCAGACGCAATAGCTGAAGTGCTTTGTTCAGTTCTTCTTTGGAATGATGCTGTATAACCTAATTGAAATACTCTTATGTCTTGGTCAGGATCTTCACTTGTAAGATTTACTTTAAATTTAAACCCTCTTCCTTTATATGTTCCATTCGCAAAAGTTTGAAAAGGTCTATATGTAGGCGATCCAGAAGTAGGATCATCTTGAGTTACCGCAACTAACATTTCAGCATTAACCTTTGTTGCTGTTACTCCATCAAAATCTACTCTTGCATCTACATCTGAAACAGAGTCAAACAAATCTGAAGGGAAGAACGCTTCAGTAAGAAAATGACGTTTTAGATCAATACTGAATACACTTCCCAAATCTAAAAATGCTGTTCCAGGTGCTCCTCCAAATTCATATGTACCTAATGGAGCGATACCTCCAATATCATCTAACGAACCAACAGTATCAAAATTAGTAATGCTATCAAATTGTCCAATACCCGATAAGTTTAAAGAATTTGTTGTAGCATCAAAAGCTACGTTAGTTTTTGTACCTTGGAATTTTGGAGCATCTAAATCTTCTCGTCTTGATAAAGCAACTAAAGATGCAAGATTATCTGGTAAATCTAAAACTACACTTGCTTCTCCTGCACTAAATCTACCGCCATCATCTTGAAATTTTAAAATATATTCACCTTCTAAATATGGAACTTCAGCAGTTGTAGTATTTCCTGCAAGAGCTTCAATTAAATCTGTAGCATCTGAAAATGTTGCTGTTCCATCGGTTTTTGTAGAATGTCTTACATAAACACGACCACCGTGAGTAACGTCTAAATCGTTAGATAAATTCCAACGTAATCTTACTAATTTATCGCTTATAGGTTCTCCTGTAAGACCAGTAACATCACCAGGAAGGGCACTTTTACCGACAGCGATATGTGTAAAAGTTGTTGGGTTTGCTGAAGATTCAAGATTTGAACCAACACTAACTAATTCAAAATTATAAGTACCTTCTAATGAATCCAGTATTTGAAATTCGGGCGTTTGTGATTTTAATGTTTGAAAGTTGCCATCATCTACTTGATACTTCAATTCATAATGAATAGCCCTTGGCACAGAATTAAAGTCTACATTTAATCTTGTTCTAGCTCTATTACCTTCTGTAAAAAATTCTTCTGTAACTTCTGGAGCAGAAGGAGCAGGAACAGGTTCATTTAATATTGTTATATTGCGAACAGGTAACGCAGATCCATCTTCTATAAATGCAAACTTTCCTGAGTTATAAGCCGTTCCAACAATCGCATAATTGTCCTTATCTTCAGTTACGCTTACGACTCTCCATTGAGTAGTTTGTAAGGTTGTATTTTCAAGAATCCAAATACTGTTTGTATTAGGAGCAGTAGTAAAGCTGGTTGCAGTTGTTCCGTCAGCCCTTGTAACTGAATTAACTGTAATCACGGCTCCGCTTATTGAATCTACAACACCTTTTTCAACTGTACCGTTAGGCAAGACAACACTAACTGTTGCATTATTTGTGGCATCCAGATCGGTATCTGCCGTATTATCAACAGTAATAGTTGTAGTTGTAGCCGAGCTAATACGACCACCCCGTCTTGCTCCTGCCCTTACTGGATCGCTTACTTCAATAACTTGCCCTGGTCTAACAATTACACCCTCTCCTATTCCAGTAGTAAAACTAATGGTTTCAGTAGAATTTTGCTCTTCAAACAAAATAAATCTGCCTAATCTTCTAGCTTGATTTCTAGATGTACAACCAAAACCTGTTATTTTTTTATGAATAATTCCATATTTATTTTTGGCAGCAGTATCTTCAACAGTTTCAAAATCTGGTTCTAAATTGTTCATATCAAAATAAGATACTGAAACAACAGTTGATCTTGTTTTTAAACTCGTGCCAGAATATATGAATCCTTCAGAAGTTACATTAGAAAGATTGAATAGATAACTAGCGTCTGTGGGTCTATCTTGAGTAAGTGTTAAAGATCCTGCACCCCAAAAGGTCATAGCTCTCATAACAGAACTAAGAGCCATTACTGTTTTGAAAGCATCTGCTCTTCGATTTAGGACAACATTACAACTAAATCTAGGTTCTTGACCGCCTTGTCCGTCATCGACTAACGCGGAAGAATAAACTGAAGCACTATAAAAAGAATATTTATCTAATTGAGCATCAGTAATATGTTCCCCTAATCCATATCTACTATTTGTTATAAGGTCAAATAAAATCCAAGCAGGATCAGTTGTCCAATGTGTAGTTGTAGTAAGTGTTCCATTAAAAGTCCCTGTGTAAATTAACCTTCCGTTTGTTTGATCTACAGTTGCATTATGGGGAATCTTAACTTTTACTCCACGAATCCTGTATAAACGTCTTGGAATACTAGGAAACTGCTCTGCATCAAAACGCAAATAAGTATGAGCTACATTTGGATATGGCCTTTGTTCATCTATTATCTTTGTAAAAGATGACCACCTAAACGTATCTGTTATTCTTTCGCTTGTGCTATCAGCAGAGTCTCTACCAACTGTTATTGAAATTGGAAAAACTGTATCTTCTCTTAAAGTAATCTTAAAATCTCTAGAATATGCACCTCTTGATTTACCCCTAACACTAAAAGCAGACGTTGGTACTGTAAGTAAATTTAAAAATCCACCAGGGCCAGTACCAGTAATTTGATTTCTATCAAAACGGGTTGTTCTTCCATTATTTTCAGTAATTAATATAAATACATCAACTGTGGTTCCTAAATTTTTGCCATCTTTCTCGTTAATATTAACAAGAGCATCAAAACGTATTGTGACTCTAACTTCATCAATATTAGATTCGGTTATTGTTCTAGTTACTGGTGCTGCATTAGTTACTGGAGCATTTACACTAACTTCTGTTTCTATATCACTAACAACAGGTATTGAAGTTTGATTTGCCGTTCCAAAACGAGTTTTAAACAAGACTCGTTGAAAGTTAAAATCAGCATCCGTTATATTACTTGAATTTGCTGTTGATTTTACGATAGGTGTTTTGTCTAAAAACACATCTTTTAAAGAGGCTTTGTTGTAAGCATCAGTTCCTTGAGTAAGTCCTGCTGCCGAAGGAAAACCTTCAATCTCTCCTTCACTTATAACTTCTACAATATTTACTGCTTGCCTACTTTGTACCGAGCCAAAACTTATAGTGGCAGTACCACCACCACCACCACCAAACCAGCTAAAAGGGTTTAAATTTAATTCTTTTGGCCCTGCTCCAGGGTGAACTCCAGGTACTTTAAACATTATGTTCCTCCTGAGAAGTCCTCTGTATCAATTCCTGCTGATACAATTATAGATCCAGTAAACACTTCGCCATAAACTACTGGTATCGCACTTCCAGCGTTTATCGTATTTAAAATTCCATTAAAATTAAAACTATTTGGATCGTCAAAGTTAGTATCTTCTGGTGTAGGAGTTAGCATTTGTGCTGCTCCCGATAATGCAAAATATAAACCTAAATTTCCTAATGCGACAGTTAAAGCACTTGCTCCTGCTGATCCTGCAACAAAACCACCTGTAGTTAATGCTGGTGCTGCTCCTGGTAATGCTATAGCAACACCTATAAGGGCTACACCTAATAAAACTCTTCTAAAACCTCTAGCACCAACAGCTACAGGTACTATTTTTATTTCTTGTTGACCAATCGGAGCATCTAATTCTTTATCAGTTATTTCGTAATCTCCAACCTTTATACAATAATTTTGTTCTATCATGTGCGATTGCAAAGCAGGAAAATTTGCTATTAAAAATCTAATGGCATCTACTGTAGAATTTATTTCAGCTTCAAAAGTACGTTGTCCCAAAAAGCGAGCTAATCTGCCGTAAACTTTTATTTTACTGAGCATAGCGATACCTCTTCTTTGTACATTCTATCCATTTTTGGTTATAAGTTTCTCTAGAACTAAGTCTTTTCACACAATGTTGAAGAATAGTTTGATCTCCTACATATAAAGCTACATGATCTAACTTTCCTGTATTAGTAGTGTCCATAAGAAGAACATCTCCAACTTCTGTCTCATCATTCTCATCTATTTCTATAAAACCTAGTTTGGGTAAACCATATTCAAATAAAGGAGATTCAGCAAATTCTTTTGGACTCTTAGGTCTTTTCCAATGCTTTATAACTATATCTCTCTTTTGCTTATACCAATCAGTAATTAAGCTCCAACAATCTTGAATATCCCATACCCATTCTCTTCCAATTAATCCTTTTTTATAACCAGAAGGTTCAAAGTAATACCAATCTGATGTTTCTGGAGTGACAATATAAAAAGGTAAATCTAAATACTCACAACTAGCAAGGTCGGCTTGACTAGGTGTAGGAGGATGATTTGGATGACTATGAAATACAGCTATAATTTCGCCCTGATCTTCCGCATTTATCCAATCATCAGGATCTAAAATAAACTGTTCTCCTAACTCTTCAGCAATATTTTTACAAGGATAATATTTTTCTTTTCCTTTATAGATAGCTACTAAACCGCAAGCCTCATGCGGTGCATCTTTTTTTGCGTGTTGTAAAGCAATATCTTTCCAGGTCATCCTCTAAATGCTCCAATGCCAGGAAATAGTTCTTTAGTCGCAATTCTTCGTGGTAGTTTTACATTTATTAAATCTAAAGCAGATTGAGCTTCCCATGTAACTACATTTCTATTTTCGGTAACTTTTCTATCTAAAAAATAAATTTCTTGAGGAAACTCTGCTGAAGGGTCAGGAGTTCCATAAGGATTTGTATTATCAGTAAAGTTTACAGCATCTAAAAAACGTGCCAAAGTTCTAATTCTTATAAATTTTGCTCCGTTTAAATCATTTCCAACAGTATTTTGATTAACATTTTGCATTATTGTTGTTATTGTTCCAAAAATATTACTTACTGCGATTTTTGGTCTTGGTAAAGTTCCTGTTGAACCAAATTCAAACCCAGTACATTCAATAGGAAATCTTAAATAAGAATTACCAGCCCAAACAACTTCTCCATTTGCGTTCATATTTGCACCGTTATGAAAACGGTATATTGTGTTTGAACCATGCAAAGCTGTGCTTAGTTCAATCGTAAAAAGTTCAATAATCGAACCAGGGTTAATTGCTTGTAGTTCTGAAGTTGGTATTGCCATTAGGGTTCAAATACTTGCTCAAAACTAGCTGTTATTCTACTTCTATCGGAATCAAACATTTCTCTACCAAAACTTTTACAAATCCATTTATAGGTTGTAGCTTCATCAGGTGGAGACCAATCAAACGATGCACCATCTTTACCTCTAGCTTCTAAAAATGTTTCTATTATATCTGCATCACTATCTTTAACATTAAAAGTAAGACTCCAAACTTTAGCATCTTGATTTAATCCAAAACTTACACGTTGTTGATATCCGTCACCAAATTGTGTGATACGTTGCTGTGGCTGACTACGTTTTGTAGCAGAATATTGTGGTTGAAAATCAGGAAAAGTAGCCATTATCTATTTAATATACCTCCAGGTCTTTGTTGTTTAACAAGTTCTCCTTGAACAGCAGCAGCTATCAAAGCACCAAGTTCCTGTCCTCCAGCATCATCACCTTGAACATCTGAACCTGATGCGTCTACATTAACAACAACATTATTATTACCGCCACCTCCAAGTTTATTATTTGGCACAATCGTTCCAGAAGATCTTGGTACAAATAATTCTGGCCCTTTTTCTCCTACAAGAAAAGACTTTCCTGATGATACAGGCCCACCACTAGCTTTTTTCCCTCCGAATATATTACCTAAAAATCCAAATATACCCCCTCCTCCTTTAGGTCCGTCAAACATTTGATCTATTGCTAAATCCAAAAATCTATCAGCAACTTTATTAAGCATATCTGCAAGAGTAGATGTTCCTTTTATAAGACCTTTTATTCCTTCTTTAATGTCATTTTGAATTGATTTTGCAATATTATCAAAAGCAGCTTGTACTGCTTTAGCATTTTCAGCTTGTTCTTTCAGATCTTTATTTATTATCACACCATCTCTAATTCTTTTTAATTGCCCTGCATTTATTGTATCCATAGTCAGACCCATCTCTTCGACCTTTGTTTTAATTGCATCTTCAATTAAAAATTCTTCTTCCTTGCCAGCGATAATAGCTTTATTTAGGTCATTTTCTTTTTCTAAGTCTGATAATCCAGCAGTAATTAATTTATTTGTTTTAACTCGTAGTGCGTCTTTATCTTTTTCTAAAATTAAAGTTTCAGCAATTACTCTTTTTTGTCTATTCAAAGCATTTATTTGGTCATTAATTTGTTTATTTCTTCCTCTTCCTCCACCTCCAGGCCCTCTTTGAGCTTCAAGATCAGCTATTTGTCTATTTATACCTCTAAATGCTGGATTATTTGGATTCTGTTGCAGCATTTTAGTTGTTCTACTTTGAACAGACCTATTTTCACCATCACCTAAAGTTTGATTTAAAAGTTTGGCTACTGCTGCTTGTACTTTTGTGAAAAACAAAACAGTACTACTAGTTAAATTTCTAAATGTTTCACCAAATTTTCGTAATTCTTCTACGTTTTCTTCGCCTATTTTATCTCCCATCATTTCTAAAGCTGCATTTAAAGCTGCTTGCTTACCTTGAGTTTGTTCAATAATTTGTAATCTTCTTTCTTCTATAGTTCCCATGATTCCCATAGACTTAGTTAGAGCAGTTATATCTGGATTCAAAGCGTTCATTGCTTGACCCAACTCTCCAATAGAAGTTATGGCAGTTTGTATTCCTGTTGCAATAGTTGTACCAACTAAACCACCAGCAAACCCTCCCATTTTGCCACCTACTTTATCTCCTATAAGACCACCAGCAAAACCTCCAGCAGCAGCCAATGGGCCTTGTCCGAATAACAAAGGAAATGCACCACTAATTAATGCACTAGATAAACCACTTCCACCACCACCTCCACCACCACCACCACCAGGTCTAGGTGCTTGAGTAGCGACATTTGCTTTATTTGCTTTTACTTGTCCATTTCTAGCTTTTAATATTTGTTGATCTGTTTTTAAAATTTTATTTTTAAGGGATAATTCTTGTCTTAAAACTTTTAAAGCATTAGTTGTTCCTGTAACTCTTGATTTATTTATAGCTCTCATTTTCTTATCTAACTTATCTACAGCAGTATTAACTTTATTTAATTCCCGTAAACCTACGACTTTTATTCTTAGCGTTTCTGTAGTCACTTACGAAAGACCAATGATATTTTCTATTCTATAATACCCTAAGAAATTATCTAGTTCTACGAGCTTTCTCGTATTCCTTTTCTTGCTCTTCATTTACAATCTGAAAATATGCACTCCAACCTATAAGCTCTTCTAAAGTCATATTTCTTACTTCTACTAAAGTCTTTTTAAGTTCTTTTGCTACACCAAACTGCAACATCATAAGATTATCTCTTTTCAGTTGGGCAGCTAGTTCTTTGGGTCGATTGTATCCTCTTCAGCATTAATTACAGCAAGCATTAAACTTTGTAAGTCACTATCTTTGACTTCGTTTTTTAATACATCAATTTCTCCTGCATTAAATAATTTTGCACCATTTATATCCAATGCTTTATTAATAACCAGTTGAAGAGCAAAAGCATTTGCATCATCACTTCTAGTTTGTTTTTGTGCTCTCTCTCTTTCTGCCATTGTTAATGGTGTTACATACATTTCAAAGATAGAACCATCAGATAATGTAACTTCTTTTTTTATCGGTTCAAGATTTGCAGCTTTTCTAAGCTTATCTAGTGCTGATAGATTGCTTACCATAAAATAAAATCAATATATTGATATTCTAATGCAAAACATGAAAAAACCCCAGATAAACTGAGGTTCGTTAACTTATGCTAATTTAAGCTGTTTTAGATAGGTCGAATGTAGGAGCAGCACTAGGTCTGAAGGCTATCTCTACAAGTTGTCCGTCATCTGGGTTTACGTTGAAACTTGCAGAAGTAAGAATAATATCTGCCAAAATTGATCTACTTGCGTTTTGATCCACGTTAGCACCACTCATCTGACGATCAATATACAATCTTACCTTTGCACCAGCTTGCTGACGTTGGATAACGTCTTCAACCATTCTACTGGAAAGAAGTGTGTCATCATCTGTTGAGTAAACACTAGCAGAACCACTACCATCAGCAAAACCTGAAATAAAGGTTCTAAATGGTGCAGTTTGAGTAACAGATTGACCGATACTTGTTACATCAATTTCTGCTCTGGTTATCTCAAAACTCCACTCTCTTACAGATCCAACAACTAATGGTGCTGTAAATGTAATGCTTGCAAATGTTCCAGCTACAAAAGTAGGTGTTGCTGTAGCTGCTACCGCAGATCCTCCTGCTGTTGCAGAAAGAGTCATTACACCAGTTGAAGAGTCATAAGTTTTTACAAAATAGTCTCCTGCTGTAATCACACCACTAGGAAGTGTTGCCCCTGCTGGATATGCAAGTGTTACTGTATCATTAACTCTATAACCTAATTGAGTAGGAAGAGTAATGTTTGCTGAAGTAGCAAAAGCACTTGCTAAAATAGATGTCGCACTTGTACCAGCAGGAGAATAATATAACGCCCCCGAAGTACCCGATAGAACTGTAGCCATGATTAATAATTCTAAGGTTTGAACATACGGGTACTACCCGATATGTCTATAGGATAGCGTGAATTACAACAAAGATTCAAGAAATTACTGTAGCTTGAAAATTTGTTTCGATTGTTGATACAAAGAAAGGTCTATCATCTTCAAAAGTAGGCCCAGTTATCTCTCCAGTTCTTACATAAATACCGCTTGTAGGCTGCCCTGTATTATTTATTGTTTGTAAACTTGTAAATGCAGTATTTATCAAAGTTTGACTTCTTGCTGGCCCTTTATCTTTTTCAGCAAACGCTCGAACAGTAACAATACCCTGAATCTGATCGAACTGTGCAGTCAATCCTGGTTGAGTTGTAACTCCAAATTGAATATTTACATAAACAAATTCGCTGTCAGCATCCGATGTTACATCACCAAAGTTATCAAAAAATACTGGAACGGCAGGAGATAATGCTGCGTAAGCTGTTTTGATTGGTGCTTCAAATTTTGCCCTAATTCCTTGATAGTTCATCTAGATTTGCCTTTTTTAAATTCTAATCTAAGTTTTCCCTTTAATTCTCCTCCTTTTAATGTTTTTGGTAGCCAATCTAACTCTGCTGTTCTACTTGAAATTACTCCTGGAGTTCCACCTCCAATATCTCCTCTTTTTGTTAAACCTTTTCTACCCGATCCACTTGGCGTTAATCTACTTTTTCCTAAATTAGTTCTAGGTTTAGTTCCTATTTCTTTTGTACCAACAAAACCTCTACGAAATCTACCTAATTTTTTATCTTCTGCATAAGGAGCACTTCTAGCTAAGTTACTAATTTCCCATTCTATAAATCCTCTTTTTTGTCCTTGTTTAATTGTTTTTGGAGTCATTTTGGGAGATTGCACAGGTTGAGCATTACCAGCCCTACGAGTTCCTGTTCTCTTTTCTTTTCCTACCCTAATTTGCCATGAATTTGAATATAAACCTGTCCAAGATGGGCCTCTGAATTGCAGTAATTTTACAACATCTTCTACTCCAACCAATGCACCATTTAATCTATTAGCGGTATATCTAGTAATTCTTTTATTAAATTTAGATTCTCCCATTTATTGTGGCCTCACTATAACTGTATGCAAAATAGGATTATCTCCTCTAGATGTATTAATACTAATTATTCTTCCTACCTTATTCACTCCATCTTCAGCATATTGAATACTATCTTTAACTTTTGGATAATATGTTCCTAATTCTTTGTTGCCAAAAATAATTTTTAAATCCGTTGTTTGGCTCGTTCCTTCATAAGTCGATCCAGAAACATTACTTATCAATGCTTTCATAGAGACATTAGTATCAGATCCACTTACTTCTCCTGTTGTAGTGTTATAAGTCTGAGATGTAGCAGTTTTAATATAAGTCACATCAATACCAAAAGTTCCTAACAGTTGTTCTGGTAAGCTCTTAAAAGTATTGTCTATAAATGACATATTATCCTCTGACTACTCTCATTTGAAATGATCCTGCTCCACCAATCATATAACTTCCAAGATAACTTTGTAACCAAGGGTAAACATCTAAAATATTATTTATAGAACCTGTTCCCTGACTATCAGTATTGAATTTTACCTCTAAGTCTCCTAGCTTTGCTTGTTCAATATTTCCTTCTTTACCACTTGTTCCTGTAATAGCATCGGTATCATTTGCCAAAGCTCTAGCTAATTCGTATTGTGCATACTTGATATTATTAGGAATTGTTGTACAAGATAGTTCTACATCATCGACTTGATAGTTATTTCTAGGAAACTTTAATGCTTGATTCTGGTCACATCTATCTCCAAAAAACACAAAGCTATCAATCCATCTTGTAGCTGCTATCAATGCTCTAGTCTTTTGGTCATTGCTTTTATTGTCCCAGGTTGTTGAATCTGGTACGGTTTCAAAGTAACTATTAGCTTCTGTCAAGGTGACATAGCTATTTGCAGTAGCACTTGATAATGTTGCTGTTATACTAGCTGCCACGATTTCAAAAAGTAATTTAGTTTTATTGTAGCGTAAAGAAAAAACCCCACCAATAATTGATGAGGTTTAATGACCACCAAATTAATCTTACGATTAATAAGTTGATGTATCAAGAGGTGAGTTAACTGTTAACTGAACTAATGGGATCAAGTCAGCATCATATGTAAGTGCCCACTTGTTAGCTGTTGCTAAGTTCGCATTAGTTGGGTTGTCATCAGCAACATTCCACTTAGTACCCATAACGTGATAAGCACTATGGTAGTCAACAGACATAACATCTTGCTTAGAAAGAATGTTTCTTTCAGCTTCGATTCTTAGTGCTTGCTGATTACCTTCAAGAATTGTTCCTGCTGTTGTTAAGTAGCAGAAGAACTCAACCTGATGACCACTTGAACTAGATGGTGCAACTGTGTTAACAGCAGAGTCAACAACAACTGTACAACCAGCAAATTCGCCAACGGCTCTATCGCTGATTCCAACACCACCGCCACCCCATTGGATGCCAGTTCCAGTTGATAATGCAGAAGTAGAGAATGTTAACATACCAACCTGATATAGGTAGTAAGCAACTGTTGGATGAACGATAAGAATATCGAGATCCTCTCCTCTTTCTCCAAGCAAGTTTCTTGCCTTTGCGATTGAAGAAGCTGTTAAGAAGTTTGCTTCAGTAGCACTAGCACCAGCTTTTGCTAGGTCTAGTTTGTTTGCTGCTAATGCAGTTCCAAATAAACCAGCTAAATGTGAGAACAATCTAGCGTTGTTTAATTTGTTAATTGCATCTGCAAGTTGATTTCTGATGTGACCCATTGGATCTTCACCAGCAGCCAAGATAGCAACGTCATCTACAGCATAAGCAAATGCTCTGTGGCAGATTGTTGCAACCTGTGTGCCTGTGCCAATCTTCTGTGGTGTTAAATAACCAGCAGTAGATGTTCCCCAGTTTGCAGCACCAGTTAGAATTTCTTCTGTTGGAGCGATTGGGTTGAACTCTGGAACTTGGATTCTTGTTCCACCTTCTGTTGCATCAAGAAGTGCGTTACGAGTAACAGCACCAGATTTGATGAAAGCACTACGCTCTTTGATAGCTTCGGAAACGTAAGTACTAAAATTATTTCTCTTAACGACATCCGCTAATAGGACACCGCCAGAGTAATTCTGAAACGGAGCAGCCATTCAGATTTACCTTTAAACTTTTTGCGATACCCTAATCACAGATAAGGGCATTAGTTTCACGGAAACTAACTATTTTTATTGAGCCTCCCTCTTCAGCACGGCTGCGAGGTCGGGGTTCTCATTCTCCATTATAATCTGTTGCGTCAAATTGCCAGTCTTCCAAGGATTAACTACTCCACCTGATACATTTGATACAGGACTAGGTTTTGCACCCATACCAGCAGCACTACTTGGTTTGAAGTGATGTTCCCATCCACTACCAGGATTTTTGAGACTTGTAAGATAGACATTCAAATCCTGTTCAATACCACCATTTATAACAACAACCTTTCCTTCAGCGTTACGTTGTAGCTTGTTTTGTAGTAAAGAAAGAGTCTGTTCTGCATTAATCGCACCAAGATTACTGATAGCTGCTAATGCTGTGGTTTTGGTTGATGCCATCTCATTAGAAGTTTTCATGTCTTCTAACTGTTGAGATAAAGTATTTATCTGTTGATCTTTTTCTTGTGCTGTTTTATTAGCTTCTTCCCAAAGAGTTTTCCATTGTCCTTGATCTTCTAACTCTTGTTTTCGTTGCTCTTCTTTTTTCTTGTAAACTTCGTCTAATTTAGACTTTGCACCTTTAAATTTTTCTTCGCCTTCAGCGATTTGTTTTTTTAGTGCTGCAATCTGTTCTTCATATTGTGTTTTAACAGTAGTAAGATCAGGTGCGTTTGGTTGTGTTGGTTGTGAAGGAGTTTCAGTCACCGACTGATCAGTAGGAGTCACAGACTCAGACTGAACTACTTTTTCTTCGATTGCCATGAATTAGTCAGAAAGTGGGCTTGTGTTTTTCTTTTTAGAAACTTTTTTTGTTTCTGTTTTTGGTTTAGCTGGTTCTGCTGGAGTGGATTTAACAGCAGGGATTTCTGCCAGTTCCCACTTATATGTTCCATCAGATTGCTGAACATAATCTAGATGTTTGCCCATAGTTTATATGTACTTAACTATCATTGTAACAAACTATTCTGGTTTGACCTCATTTGCTGTTGGTAAAACTTCACCTTGAACAAGAATATCTCTAAATTCTTCTCTATCAATTACCTGTTGATCAAATAAAGAAGTCAAAGCTGTAATATCTTGTCCTATCAATCTTTCTATATCAAAATCTCTACTAATTTTTACTTCTGGAGCGTCAATTCCTACATATTCAGCAGATAAATTAAATGCTTTTTGTAATTTTTGCTCTAATTCCATAGAAACCATCGCAAGCATAGAGTTTGTATCAACACGATCTAATCTTCTAGCATCAGCAGATTCAGCTACAAATTTTTGTTGACTCAAAGTGCTGATACCAAGAGTAGCCATTTGCATTTGTAATTCTTTAATCTCAGCAGATTGAGCATCAAATGCACTAGAAGCTGGTTCTACATAATAAACTTTATTTCCAGGCTGAGTTGCCATCGCATAATTTACAGATATAGCAAGGTCTTTGGTCTGATCGTCATAACCTTCCATCACAAGCATTGGTTGAGATGCAACGTGCAAACTATGAATCAAATCAGCTTGTCTTTGAAAATGTGCAAGATTTAAATATGCAATATCAAGTAAAGGTGGTTTACTTACTAAATTTTCTACTTTTCCTGAATAAATTGAAACTAATGGTACTTCACCAAGAGAAAATTCACCTGATTCTGCTAATTCATAATCTTTTGCACCCTCTGGACTAGACATACTTCCTGCATATCCACCGCCATCATCTTCATAAAGATCCTCAACTGTTTCTCTTTTTCTGAAAACACGATAACGACCTGGTTCTATAACTCGAACTTGGTCATAAATCTTTTCACCAAAGTCTCCATCAGGTAAAACTGCCTTCTCAGCTATTCTCACCTGTATCAAGTTGCCATAATTTGATTCTCTATCTAATCTCCAGCCATAAATGTTTGTTGGATCAACTTCAATCCAATAAGGTCTACGATTTTGCTGACGTTCTTCAGCTAAACTTACTGCTCCTGATGGAGCAGGATAATCTACAAGAATATGACTTTGACCATAAGTAAGAGAACACATTAATAATCTTCTTGCATATTCATCTAAATCCGATCCACAACCATCAACATCCATCTTAAACATCTCTGTCCAATAAGGATCACCTATTAAAGATATTGGTTTTCTTAAAACAAGACCTGTCGCTGCTCTTATTAATCTTTGTGTAAAAGGACTAAATACTGCTCTATTTACTCTTGCTAAGTAAGCATCGTAATCTTCTCTTGGTTCTAAAGGTAAAAATGCTTCAGAGTTTTCCCTAAGATATTCTGTTCCTTCTGTTACTGCTCTCATTATTTCCCAACCTTTCATCATATCCACTACTGCTCTGGTACGAGTAAACGGACTATCACTACCACCTAGATAAGAACTAGCTGTAATAGCGGTTTGAATTCTCCCTGGTACTGCGTAAGTCATGTCAACACCTCCATCGTTTTAAGGCTAACGCTTTTCTTGTAGGTCTGCCTTTACTATCTTTAAGTGGCCCTTTGACTCCTGCCATACGAGCACAAAAAGATTTTCTTCTGGCTTTTTCTTTTGGTGTAAGACCTGATTTTTTAGTAACAGGTGCTTTTAAATTAGATCCTGTCGCTCTGTTATATTTTGCTCTACCTTTTGCTGTCAGGCCACCTTTTTTGGATTTTTCACCTCTTCCAATAGATAAACTTACACCTTTACGTTTTTTTCTCATCATTTTCCTACCTTTGCCTGTGCTTTTTTATGAGCAACAGTAAATGAATCTCCTGCTCGCATCCTTCTCTTCATAAACTCCATATGTTTATCACTATGATGTTCAGAATGTTTCATTAATAGGTTTTTTTGACGAGTAGTTAGCTTCATTTTTTCTTTTTCTTCTTCTTTGAACGTAATTTTTTAAGATCAGCAGCAGTAATCTTATCTCTAGGAGGTGCAACAGCAGCCAGTTTTCTTTGTTTTGAAGAATAAGAACTTTTTGGCATGATTTTTCCTAGATAACTCTATGTTACCGCTTTACACGAGATTTTACACTCATTTTTTCTTCTTTTTTGCCTTAGTTTTCTTTTTCTTACCTTTCTTGACAGTTGCGATGTACCCTTGGCATCGACTCATGGCAGCAGATTTGCTCATTTTTTCTTTTTTCTCGTAGTTTTACGTCTATGTTGGTATGTTATTTTCTTACTACTTGTTTTTTCACGCTTAAATCTTGCTTTTTCTGCTGCTGTCATCTCTCCGACAGTCTTAGGTGTCTTACTTGATACACGTTTTTTGGGTCGACAAGCTGGATAACCTCGTTTTTCGCCTTTTTGACGGCCACAAGGTTTACCAGTTTTGACATCAACCCAATTTTCTTTGAACCAACGGGTTAAACCGCCACTACTTCTTGCCACGTTTTTTCTCCACTCGGTAAGTACCACCACGTTTTTTGTACTCTCGTACAAGCCACGCATTAGCATAAGCACTTGGGTAAACCTTAAATTTACGCTTTGCTTCTGCTTTTACCCTAGAGTATAACGCTTTATTTACAGGAACATTCGCCACGTTTCTTACCTCCCTTCTTTTTTTTCTTCTTTTTCTTAGTTGTAGAATGATACATGATAAGAATTAGGTAGTTCTTAGTATATTCTAAACGCAGTTTGGCCTAATGTCTCTGGTTTTGCCAAATTAAATTGCTGCAAACAAAGATAACCAAAAGCATCAAACGCATGGTCAACCCCTAGATGTTTATTAGGCATCCCTGTATTTGGAGCGTAAGTTAAAGTTCTAAGTGCTTTTATTAATTCTTTACATCGAGGATGGATAAATGTTCTTTGATTCCCTTCCGCATCCAGCAATGCAGTATTAACAGCAGTTATCTTATCTCTAATTTTCCAGGGAGATTTAGGACTCATAACAGTAAAACCATTTCTTCTTAAAATCGTATGGTCTGTAACACCAACTCCACTTGTTTTTCTTGCACTACCAGTAGGGTCAGGACAAGCAATTACTCTTCGATCTACTCCATATCGTCTTACGACCTCTTCCGCAAAATCCCAGGTTGTTGCTCCACCCGTCAACATAATCTCATCAAACACATAAAGACAATCATTATGCTTTACTGCACAAATTCCTGCCATAGGGTCAACATTAAAATCCAATCCAATTAACAAGGGCATCATATGTAAGTCTTCAACTTCCTTAGAAATGTTGTCATCACTAAAACTAACAGCGACTAAACCAGTTAAATTTTCAAAACTAGCTTCAAATTCCTGCCTGAATGTCCTTGCATCCAACTGACCCCTAGCTGCTTCGACTTCTTCTTCTTTTACATTTCCCCCTTCAATCGTAGTAAAACTCCACCTTTGCCAATCGTCTCGCTCGGTTTCTCCGCAATAACACCACATATCGTAAAACCAACTTGCAGTTCCATCGGGTGTACTGATAAACAATGCCCAGCCCTGCTTATCTGCTAAAGCTGGTCTGATAACTTCTGACCACACCCCCTGATCCATAAATGCTGCTTCATCCAACACCACCCCCGAAAGACTTCTTCCCCTTAATGCCATCGCATTTTCTGTTCCTTTCAACTCGATTGTTGACCCATTAATCAATTCAATCCGCAAATCTGTCTCGTTTTTGTTTTTTATCCATAATCGAGGCACTAATCTTTTTAATTCTTTCCATGCAATGTCTTTTGCCATCCGATATGTCGGTGCACAGTAAAAATATGTCTCCCCTGGTCGATCAATCGCTCCACGAAGAAGTTCAATACACGATAAATAGGATTTTCCGAATCTTCTGCCAGCTACGAGGACACGAAATCGTTTATCACAGTTGAAAACCTGTCCCTGGGCATATCTTAAATTTATTTCTGGTGCGTTTTTTACGGCCATACACTAAAAAATAACAAATTTTTCAATTATTACCCCCTTTTTATAGCCTAAATTGATATTTCTAGGTTATCATTCAATTAATACCTTATCTGATTGAGTCCGTGGCTGAATCTTTTATGTCTGGTTTTGTTCCAGAAGAACATAAACAACAACAAGAAAAAAGAAAAAGACGTTCTAAATTTGCTTGCAATACAAAAGAGCATATTCAAGCTAGAAGTCAAAGATTATATTCTCGTCAACTCGAGGGTAAAACTACAAGACAGCTAGTTTTGGAACACGCAAAGATTGAAGGTATTGCAGAAACTTCAGCTTGGAGCGATTGGAGTAGAGTAAAACAATGGAATAATGAAGATTGGGAAAAAGATAGAGAAAATATGCTTCCAAGACTTCAAGCGATGAGAGTCAGATTATTTAATAAAGCAGTTTCAAAAGGTCAACTACAAACAGCAGCACAAATCCTGGATTCATTAGGCAAAGTTATTGGAGAGTCAGTAGAGACAGTCAATATTCAAGCACCTGAACTATCTATAAAAGTAGAAACAAAGTAGTACATACTTATTAGTAACAAAGATTAGCAATATATGTTTAAGGTAGGCGGTAACTCGATATTGTATAAATATTTTTAATACTACACCCCCCATTGATAAGAAATAGTAATCATAATAACATCAGTTTTTGTTGCAGTTCTGCTATCACTTTGCTATAATTAATATGTAACCTACAGGAGGAACACACAGCCGTCCGCAAACACTAGGAAGTCACCGCTGAAGCCTTCAGCTACATACCGTGAGCCAGTTGCTAGCTCCGAAAGTAAGCAACTCCGCCAACCAGAGGGCGTGTGAAGAGGGTCTGGGTCTAGCAAGTGGGATGCACTTGCAACACTTTTTACCTTCTACTTCTAGGCTGTAGCACTCACGAAAATAACAGGAAGCAAAGGGGCTTAAGACTTCGGTCAGGTCTTCTTTCTCCCTCCACAGATTACTTCACGAACTAGCACAGCCTACAAGTAAAAGGTATTTACTTTTTACTTACTGTTCACTTATCCAAAAGTTAATTTTAAAATTATGACTTTCGCTTACCAAGTTACTCAATTCAACGGAATTGATTATTCTACTAAATCTCCTAAATGGAATTTGGTTGCAGAGCGTAGAACACAGCAGCAAGCGTTGGCAGTATGTCAGACACTCAATCAACGTCAGCCATATTTCCACCGTGTAGAAGTTGTAAAGGCTGTTGAGCTTCCAAAGTTCACAGTTCTAAAACCTGCAAAAAGAGAATCTGGAGCAATCACGATTCCTGCAAGTTTCAAAGTAATTAAAAAAAGAAATTGGTTTTTATCAATTCTTGGGAGGTTCTTCTAATGTCTGAAACAGAATTTGAAATTTACTTTGCTGGAATAGATTGGGGGGCTACCTTCGATCTATTCCCAAAAGTGGAGATCACTTATGACCCAGAATTTCAGGAGCTTTCAAAAAATGAAGATTAAACTAATTTCTTATTTTATTCTTTTTAGCTGTGTGATTTATTCAGGCTTTGGTATTTACCAGAGCTTGAATAATCTCACCTCTGATTATTACTCAACTTTACAACAACTAAACAATGAAAATTAAAAAATTAGGAGCATCAAAAACGCTCCTTCAATTTCCAGATCATGAAATTTTTGTTTCTTATGAAACACCAGTTGCAGCCCGTTTAAAAAATGGAGATTGCATCAGGACTTCTAAAAATTGGTCAAGAACGACCCAAAAACACATAACTCAATATCTTGAAGGCTTAACAGCTAAAAAGGTTGATCAAAGTGTTTTAGATAATTTATTAGGAGCTTAAAAAATGTCAGACATTGTTGATGCTTATTTCAAAAGCTACAGAGTCCCAAAATATAGGCAGCGTTTAGTCGCTGCCCTCTGTTCTTCGATTACCGCAGAAAGTGATGAAAAATCAGAATTTTTTGCAGAAATCGCGGACTTTGAAGCTCTGGAATTTTCAGAAAAACAAATTGAAGCGGCCAAAAGAGACGTTTCAAGAATTTTAAAATTAGGGAATTAATTTTCCCTTTTTTCCTGTAAAAATTTTCATTTATCCTAAAAAATTATGACTGTTATGAATGGCCGTAAAAAAGCCGATTATGTAAAACCTGAAGAGCTAATAGTGAATGAATTAATTCAGGCTCTTGAATCGGGAAAAACTAATTTATGGCGTAAAGAGTGGACAGTTAAAGGCGGTTTTAGAAATGTCTTATCAGGGCATGAGTATAAAGGCTCTAACCCTGCTCTACTCTGTTTACAGAGTTCTATTAGGGGTTGGCATTTACCACTCTTTATAGGAGCAGGTCAAGCCAAGTCTATTAACTGCCTACCGAAAAAGGGTTCAAAATCTGCTCGGATTTTACAACCACTTTTAAGAGAATATGAAACGAAAGAACTTGACGTAAATGGGGAAGCAAAGAAAGCTCAATATATGAGCTATAAATGCGTTCCAGTATTCAACGTTCAGGACATTCGTGGGTTAGATGATGAAGCATCAAAGAAATTAGAAAAGCTAATTGATGATGCTGTTCTAACTGCAAAGCCCAGAGAATTAGATGTCAGGGTTAAAGAAGCTCATGATCGTTTATTCCAATGGGAAAAACAGATCAACACTCTTGTAAAAGGTGGAGATCGGGCTTATTACAGAGAATCAAGTGATGAGATTGTTATCCCTAAAAGATACAACTTCAAAAATGATCAATCGTATTTAGCCACTTTCGCACATGAAGCAGTTCATTCAACAAAACATAAATCAAGACTTAATCGAAAAGATTTGACTTATGCGAATGAAGAATTAGTTGCTGAATTAGGAGCTTATCTAATTTGTAATAGATTACAGATTTCTAATTTAGACACAATGAACCACGCCGCATATTTGGAAGCGTGGTGTCCAATGCTGAAAAGCGATCCAAAAATCCTTTTCAAATCACTAGCTAATGCTAGTAAAGCTGCGGATATGGTAATAGGGGAGCAATAGCTCCCTTTTATTTTTATTAATTATGAAAAAGTACAAAGCAACCGATCCCGAAATGGTTCAGGCTCAAAAAGACTTAGCTAAAATGTCGAATTTATCTGATCGTGTAATTACTAACGATAAAGATTTATTTGAAGAATTGGCTACGATCCAAAGAAAATTATGTCAAATATCTGAGATGAAATCTTATTTTCTTCAGAGATATGAGGACATACTTGATGAACAGCATAACTTAGAAACTCAATTATGCGTCTTTCAAAATGAGATGCTTCACAGTTTTGAATTATGCTTCAGGTATTACAAGACTAAGAAAAAAGGATTTAAGTAAATGAAACAATTTATTCGAGATACTGGAAATTTCAACAAGTTTGAAAATCAGTTAGGTCAAGAATCTAACTCTATTCATAAAGTAAGAAGAGTTAGAAATCTTAAGACTAAACAAGAAAGAGTTCAAAAAGATTTATCTTTACCGAACCAAAAGAAAAGAGAAAAGAAGGGATTTTAATTAATCCCTTTTTCTAATTTTAATTTACACCTAGTCAGAATTAAAGTTTCATATAGCTTTTTATCTGACTTCAAGGCTTTAGTTAATAGGTTATCCCACTCTTCAGAGGATAATTTATTCAAGTGGTATGGGTCAAAGCCCATTTCCTGAATCGAAAAGACGTAAGACTTAATTAGACTCATAATGATATTGTTACTACACCATTAAATATAGCACAATGGATTGACAATTACACAAAAACAATGTTATTGTTAATAATGAGTTCACTTATCCTAATTTTATGACTCAACACGATAGAGACTTTCAAAAAGTCTTACAAGCTCTAACTGTCTTTGATAAGAAATTATCAACTTTAGAAGATGTTGTTAGACAATTAGCAGAAGCTAATGTTAACTACGCTACGAGCCAACAAGAGTTAAACAAAGAGCAATCTGAATTAAACAAAGACTTGGGTGAAGGTATCAAAATGCTTGGAGATAACCTCGCTTTAGTTATTAAATTTTTACAAAAAATAGGAGGTAACAACTAATGGGTTTAGATATGTACTTAGAAGCTTCTTTTTCTACCAGAGCTTACGAAAGACCTACCGATCAAGATTACGCTGATATGCGAGAAGGTAAGGAGGTTGAAATTAAAAAATCTTTTGAATTTGAAGAAGCTATTTCTGCTATTGGTTTTGAAGACGCTCCAATAGATTATGCCTATAACCATTTCCAGTATGTATTCCCTATCATCACTTGGAGGAAAGCTAATGCAATACATAAATTTTTTGTTGATGAAGTTCAGGAGGGGAATGACAACTGCCAACGTCATTATGTGCCAAGAGAAACGCTCCAAGAGTTGTTAGATCGTATTACTATGATTCTTGATATAAAGACTCCAGTTGCCAGAGAAATGAAGGCTGAAGAACTTCTACCAACTGACATTGAAGGTTGTTTCTTTGGAACTGATGAGTATGACGATTGGTATTACAAAAACTTAGAAGATACTAAAAAGACTCTTGAAAAAGTTTTTAAATACGAAGAACAAGCAGAAGCAGGAAAATGCTTTGATAGCTTTTATTATCAATCATCTTGGTAGGAGGTATATATATGTCGCACCCTGTAAATGATGAAATTCTTGAAAATCTTTACGAAGAAGTTAAAGAAGAATTTCCCAATGCCTTAGAACCTTTTGTTATTGCAGAAGTACAAAAACGATTTGAGGATTTATGCACATGAACGAATTAACATACCAACAAAAATGTTTCATTTGGGCTTCAGGTCATTATCTATCTGAAGAATTAGACCCAGATTTTTATGATTTAGAAACTGAAGATCAATTTGAAACTTTAGAAGAGATGGCTTGGCAACCTTTTGAAGATTATAGAGGTAAAGATATTTACCAATATATCTCTCAACTTGCTTGGGATATTGAAAATAAAAAATTTCCGCAGGAGGAGGAATGAATATAACAGAGTCCAGAGATGAAGCTTTTGAAGCGATAGCAGAAATGCTGCGTTCCAATGTAAAGAAAACAAAGATAGCTTCTAAACTTGCTGCTGATTATTGCGTAAGCGATAAAACAGTTTACAAATGGATTACCAGAGTGGAAGAGATGTATGACATCGAACCAATCGAGTCGATCTTACAGCAGCAAAAATCTGAATTAAAATCTGAAATTTATCAGGATTTAATTCGTGATTATCACAAAGCTAAAACTGATAAAGATGATGAATTACGCAGGAAAATCGGAGCTATATTAAATAATACTTATCTTAAAAAAATTACTTTCAACTGAGAATTTCGCTAGCGAAAATGACTTTAAACCTTACCAAAAAAGAATCGCAAGTATTAGATGATGTATTGAATTACATGATCGACTATATGCAAGACGATTGTTGGTCGAGTCAAGACAGACTCGCATTTGATCGTATCTATTCAAAACTACACGGAGCTAAAAAATGATTGACAACCCACTACCAGATCAAGTTATGGAAGAAAGAGATTTAGCTCATTTGTCCGATCAGTTTAATCAAACTGCTTTCGATCATGGACTTGAAATAGCTAAACACTACAAAGTACATTCTGATTTGCATGATGAATTTGCAGATTGGTATTTAGATTTCATGAAGCAGAATCCTGATTCATTCGATCATACTTGTATCTATCTTGATTCTGATTACATAGTCGATTGGTGGGAGGATAACTCCTACCTTTATGACGATTTCGATTCACCTTATATGGAGATTACAAAATGACCATTCAATGTAAACAAGTAGATATTGGAGACAAGTGTGTGGAGTGCCTACGCTCCACTTCTTTTGGAACAGGTCTTTTCGTTAACAGAATACCAGCCGATAATGATAACTATATCGGTTGGTTATGTCCAGAGTGTAACTTCCACGAATGTGATCGCTGTAATGAAAAAATTTATTGTGATGAAGATTTTACTCCTTATGATGTTTATCGGCCAGATGAATTTGTTGATGAATTTGATGATGGAGCTTATAGAGTTCACTACGAATGTCTAACTAATGAAGAAAAGAAACTTTTGGAGGAAAACAACAAATGAGACTTGATTCTATACACATTATTCTTAAAGAATATATTGAAGAACAAGAAAAACTACAATGTCGTTGGCCTTGTGATGCTGAATATAACGTTCCAACTTGGGATAATATATATGATGCCTTAGAAGCTATCGAATCTATTATTGATTACGAACCTAGTGATGCTGAACAAGAAGCATACTTTAATGATTATCAAGATCCACCTCATGTAAGAAATCAAAAAATGTTAGAAATGAAAAGTGAGTCTCATGGAAGGAGGTTTGTATGACTAATTTCGTTCCAATGACACGTTACTCTAGGTGTAAAAGATACTCAGGTGCATTAATCAAATGCCCTGAGTGTAATTCAATTCAAACTATCTATCATCTTTCTTGGTCATTTTTATATTGTCAAAATTGTAAAAATACGATTGAAAAGTTTGATTGGTTCATAGAAAAAGGTAAACATTCAAAACTATAGGAGAAAACTAATGTCCATTTACAACGTCACAGTTACTAAAAAACAAATCTGTTGGAATGTAGAAGCCAACAGTTATGAAGAAGCTCAAGAACTTGCTTTAGAAGAATGTGAACTCAATTCATATAAATATTACACTTACTTTGATGTTGATACAGTTGAGGAGGAATAATGCCCAAAGGTAAATACTACGAATATCAAATCAAACGTTCCGCACTAGATCAGGACTATCTTTCTGGTAATATTGATGACTTTCAATATGCCAGAGAGTCTCTTGACCTAGACTTGGAATATGAACCATATATACTAGCTCAAACTATCAATAGCGAAATCGCTAAAAAACAACATGAGATTAATGATGCCGAACAACAACTGGATTAACTTTCCTAAAGATCCTTATGATGGACAAGTTTTTTACTATCCTCCTACAGAAGATTGTTTCACATATATCGCTCCTTCAAAAAAAACAGGAGAAGGACAATGGATTATGATTACTCATCAAGATTTTTCTAAACCTTACTAAGCTGCTACTAATTGATCGTTCTTAACCATATCTTGAAACTCTGCAACCTTTTCCTTAAATAACGCACCACAACCTATCAACTCCATAGCAGTTACCCACCGAAGTTGTAATCCGTTCTTCCTTATTATACATATCAATCCTCTTTTTGCTCGCACTCCTGTTTTTTCATATAGTCCTTCATTGTACGCACCTATCTGTAATAAATGATCCTGTAAATATTTTTCTGGTTTATCCGTATCTTTCCCGTAAGTTTTGAAATCTACTATTGTTAGCTCTGAATGGCCGTCAGGATTTTCTGTATCTATTAAAGCGTCACATTGACCAGCGTAACCTGATGAATGGTTAATATTAAATTCACTAAGATGAATGGCTTTTATATCCTCCAAAAAGGGTTGTATATTTCGGGTGTACTCACTACACGCCCATTGTTCTGGGATTTTATTTTTACCATGAATGGCGTTTTGTAATGCCCATGTTGTAATTGCTTGGCTAGGTCGTGCCAAACCATCTTCATAAGTTTTCCAACCATTTCTTTTGTTAGCTGAATTTATTGCCAGTATAGACGCTCTTTTTAATATTTTCTCGCAATATGAATGGACTGCTGTACCAATACTACAGGCCATATCCCTTTGCTCTAAATTACCTGGGCGTTTAGCCCATTTCATTAATGCTGCTTTTTGTTCCGCAGGAGCAGTATGTTTTAATATCGAAGTTACTGAATGATATTCTCTCTCTTCTTCATCTCTATAAACTCTGTGCTTTCCTGAATCATCACGCACCAAAGTTGAATGGCGTAATCCAGCTAACAAGTTTTGCCTATCCGTATCTTGAGACAAGGCAAGTGTCATTTGTTTATGAATGATTTTTGTTTTACTGTAACTGGATTGCGTTTGATTTGCAAGTTATAGGTCTTTTTCAGTTATATCGACCCAATGAAACCAATCTATTGTTGATTTTAAAATGCAATCTCCAAAGTCTTTCTCTTCATATCTGAAAGTCCTCTTTAGGTCAAAGTCGTAATGAACCTGACCTATATATGGAGCTTTAGGAAAATCTATCCCCATTGATGATCTAAAATATATGCTCATAATCTTTGCCAACCTTTTTTATTTCTATATGAATGGCCTTTTCTTCTAAACTTAAGTACGTTATGACTTTTAGGTTTCATTGAAGTTAAGTGCCAACCATTTCCTTTAGGACACTCATAAGCATATGAATGGCCTTTTCCTTTCTTGCACATTTCTGCTGCAATAATTTTTGCTTCTTCTTCTGATTTATAACTGACCTTATCGCATTTATAACAATGGCCTAAAACTATAAATCCTTTTTCGTGAATGTAACTTTGAAGGTTTAAAAAACTAAGACGCTGCATTTGTTGTTTCTTTTGGCTGTAAATCTTTCCATAATTCCATTTCAGGAGCTTCAGGCATAACATTTTTGTTAGCTAAAGATTCTTTCTCCCATTTCTCCATCTTCATTTCTTCCAATCTTTGTTCGATTACTGGCTGAAACATATCATCAATAGCTCTTCTTATCATTGAAGATATTGAAGTTCCAGGGCGAGCATATTCTTTCAACAGTTCATACTGCGATTTAGTTACTTGAATGGAAATTCTCTGTAAAGAATTAGCATCCGAAAGTACGTCAGATAGTGGAGACATTTGTTTTTAGTATATATGCCATCATTGTAACACTATAATTTATATCTTTGCAACATAATCTTTACATAAAAAAACTGCCAGTAGATTAAGCTGGCAGTCAGGATTGCGTTTAACTCTTTTATTATCCTCCGAAAGGATCTTCATAGGATAAAAGTTTCTTTAAGTCGAAACCTTTTGACTTAACTTTCTCCCATGCTGATTCCAACTCTGGTTGATCGTCTTCATCTTGTGGCTCTATTTGAACGTCATAGTTCCAACGACCACCTTCTCTATCTAATGAAAGAGATAAATCCCATGCCATTAGATTTTTATACTTTCTGTTTAAAGATAATTTTCTAATTTTGCTAAGAATTTGATATTGGTCTGCTTCTAAGATACGAACCATTTTGTTCTTGTAATCGTAGATAGGCCAAACGTATGTTTCTTTTGCTTCTGCTGGTTCTGTACTTTGGAATTTTGTTCCTCTTGTATAAGAACCACCCATTTCAGTAAGAATTTCTTCTTCTGTTGGTTTGCTCATAAATCTAAAGGATTTACCTTTTTCTCCGTGAACAGACTCTCCGTAAATTTTCCAAAAGATTAGGGGATCTTCTTCCAATAATGCGAAAGAAACTGGTTCTTTTGGATCTACTTTTGATGGGTTTAAATAAGAAGAAACAAGTGGGCGATCCCCCTGCTCTTCTGCTTTTTTGACTTTTTCTTCAAAAGTGGCTGAAAATTTCATAATAGTGAAATTGTTAAATAGCGTTTGTAATCAATGGGCAAAATATATTTGCACAATCTCATTCTAATAGCTTGACCCTCGATTGTAAATAGCCTAAAATGAAAAAACCTCCGAAGTCTGTCGATTACCAAAACAGAAATCAGAGGTTTTCACTTATCCTAATAGAATGATACATGACAATTATTAGTTTCGTCAAGACTCTTCCAGAGAACCTCGTTTACGCACCTATATATAAAAAAGATGCACTAATGAAATCAGGCCGAAAGGCTACAGGTAAGAACCCATTAGAAGAATCATGGGAAAGAGATTTTGATAAGCATGATGTAGAACTTGCTATTGAAAAGAATCCTGATCTACAAGCAGTTGGACTTTATACAGGAATCAGAGGTAAAGGTATCGTAATCCTCGATATTGATAAAGACCATGCAGCATTAAAAAGAAAATGGTCTGAAACGCTTGTAGGTGCTCCTAAGATAACTTCTACTAAAAAAGATGCAGCAAAATATATCTTTAGCGTTCCAGAAGCTCTATGGGGTGAGGTAAAGGGTCATGGCCTTCGTAAAGAAGAAGGTGGTAATTATGAAATACTTTGGGGAAGAAGACAGGGTGTCATTTTTGGTGCTTACCCAGGTGGACATAGTTCTGAAGAAGGTTTTTATACATTAACTGGTGATCTTTCAAAAATACCTGTAGCTCCTGCTTGGTTATTGGCTGAGATGAAAGCTCCTCCAAAACCAATACAAAACAAAAAAGATTTAGATTTCAGCGATAGAACAGAAGATGAGATTGCTCAAATCATTCACGATTGCTTATCGGTTATTTCTCATCAGGGTTTAGGTAGTAGAGAACATTGGGTGAGAGTTGGAATGGCTATCCATTCTGCTTTACCTAACGATCTTGGTTTATCTTTATGGTCATTTTGGTCTGCTCAAGATCCTGACTTTGCTGCTGAATGGGAAGATGCAGGAGATTATGATACTCCCTGCACTACTGCTTGGTATTCATTTAAAGGTGGTGGTATCGGATTAGGAACTCTTATTTGGTTAGCTGATAGGGAAGATCCTGAGAGACATAGATTCTCTGCTGAAAATAAAAAGATTGTCAAAGAAGCTGAAGAGAAAAAAGTTCAAGAAGTTAGAACATCAACTCTTGATTTTGGCGATGTAATTAAACGTGCCAAAAATATTCTTGAGTTGGATAACCCTGCCGAGATGAACTACAAGTTGAATACTTTGGCATTGAAAGCTGGTTATAGAGATCAATCATCTTTAGAAAAACTTATTGTCGATCAGATTCAATATGAAAGCCAGAAAGGTATTCTTGATATAGCTGATCTTTTTGCATTAGATATTCAAAGGGAATACTTGATACCTGACATTCTTCCTACTCCTTCAGTTGTTCTTATATATGGTGCTGGTGGAGATGGTAAATCCATGAGTGCTTGGACTATGGCAAAACATATTGCTACTGGAGATCCTTTCCTAGTTAGAGGTAGTAAAGTTCCTGTAGATCAAGGTAATGTTCTGCTACTGAATGGCGATCAACCATTATCTCAATTAAAAGAACAGTTAGAAGAAGTTAACTTTCCTATTGAAAGCAACGTAAAAATTCAAACTGATTGGCAGTTGCAAAGATATGCTCAGTTTATTAAGTTGATGCAAACTTATACTCCAAAACTAGTTGTGATTGACTCTTTGATTGGTTGTAGCGGTGGTAGAGCTTTTGATGAAAACAAATCAGACTTTGCTCAACCTTTGTATTGGCTAACTAGAAATAACGGGGTTCTCTTTCCAAGAACTACTATCCTTATCATTCATCACGCTAATAAGAATGGTGGATTTAGAGGAACTTCAGCTATCAGAGATGCTGTTGATGAAACTTGGAAGTTATCTAAACCGACCCAAGAACAAGTAAATAAGGTAGGTCGTAATAGCAGATTTATTACTATCGAAAAATCTAGATCTGGAAGAATGGGGACTCAAATGATAATGAAGATGAAAGATGATCTTACCTTCGCTATCGCTGATTATACTCCTGAAGTTTCTGATGATTCTGGATCTCCTACAACTGTTCAAGATAAAGTTCTTCAGAAGTTAAGGAAGATACACCCAGAAACTTATACCATAAATCAAATGATTCACGATCCAATGGTTGATGGTAAAGATGCTGCGATAAGAAAATCGTTCCAAAGATTACTTAAAAAAGGTCTTATTGAAGTGTGTGTTGATGCCTTTGAAGATGATAATTCTACTAAGTCTTATAGAGCAGTCCTCGCACGGGGAGAGGGTGCATATCTTGTCCCATTAGAAGAATCTTAGTCGTACCAATAGATTTCAATGGGACAACTATGTGAGACAAGATAGATTGTCCCATTATAATTGGAACGTGAGACAACTTTACTTGTCCCATACCCTTGTCCCACACCAAATCAATGCTGTGGAGCGTGATTATAGAGAATGGGACAATTTCAGCCACTCTCCCCAGAGAAAACACTAAATAACATTATTAGAATCTGAATCTATGACTACAGAACAGAGAATTGAAGCCGCAAAACAACGAATTGCTGAATTGGAACGTTTAATTGAGTATTGGACAAAAGTTAATACAACGAGATTGTGATAATATAGTTTTAAAAAGATATTCATGGCTCAATCTGGTAAGAATCCTCGAGGAAACAAAAAATATTACCATGTTTTGATAGACATAAATCGAGGAGAACTTTTCGATAAATACATTAGAGAGGAACTAAAAGTTAAGCCTACGTCTTGGATTCGAGATATTGTTTATAAATTTTTACAAGACAATATTGATGAGAGAGAGTACAATGAAGCTCTAAAGAAAGATGAGGAAAATTGGAAAAAAGTTATTCAGAATCGATTACAAGGCAGGGCATTATCAAGACTTCTCAACTCAATCAACAACAAATCAAACCAAAAATAGTTACTGATGGAACGTATAATTATAAGATCATCAATGGGGTTCGACATTGGTTATCAACTCCACCTGACACTTATGAAAAATGAGCGATTCTAAAAAACTAAGAAAACTAAAAGAGATAAGACGTAAGGATCTTGAAAAAAATCTTTTAGATGTAGAACTAAAAGGTTATGACCATTATATTTTTATAAATGAAAGAAACAAAGCTCAAGTTGTTTCAAAACAAGGTGGTTGGATTACAGAACATATTCGCACGGCAATTCTAAAATTTAATTTTGAAATTGATAAGACTGACTCTATGCTAGTTAAAGACTTTGAAAAAAAATATCTTAACGAATACGAAAAAATTTCTTCAAAGGATTTTTAGGTTTCACCTTTCTCATTTCAGCTACAACACGATTAGCTTCTAGCTCAATTAATCTATTTAACAAAGAAGCCATAAAAATATCTTGGTCAAACTTCTTTCTAACCATATGAGTGCAATATCTTTTTATATTATCTAAATCATTACTTTTCATAATCTCTCTACATTGCATTTCAACTTCTAACTCCAGTTCTGGAGGTGCTGGTTCGATGTCAATGTTGAGAAATTTAGTAATTTTCATGCTGGAGGAAAAAGTTGTTTTTCTAAAATTGCAACCGCTTTATCATCGAGTGTATTTGTCGTTTGTTTAGCTATTGTTTTTAATAAATCTACTATTAATCTTTTTACAGCAGTTGTTGTTAAAAAGGTGAGTAAGATTGGTTTTAGAATCTTATACATAGAAAAAATATGTTTTACTTCCCAAACATAGCTAAAATGCTAGTATTAGACAAGATACTCAGCTTTTATGGCAGAGAAACCAAAAGATTTACCAGAAAAAACAAAAGAATTAGAAGATGATAAGCCTGATTATCAGGAAAAAATTACTTTTCTAGTTTCTACTATTGCACAGGCATTTATCTTAACTTGGTGTTTATTAGTTTTGTCTCTTGGATATATCAAACTTCCTAATAAATTATTTGGAATAGATATACCAGATCAGCCAAGAGTAGATAGTACTTTTGCTGCTGGATTGTTAGGAAATATTTTAGGTGGATTAGGAATAAGTGTTAATGCAGCACAGGGAGCAAAGAAGAAAAAGAAAGAAGAAGGAGAAAATGGTGTTATTGGTAACTCTAATGGAGGCACTCAAACCATCATAATAAAGCAACCATTAGAAATCGTCACAACAAAACCTGACGTAATCAAAGTCGATCCCACAAAAAAATGAAAAAACTAATTCCACTTTTACTATTAGCAACAACACCTGCTTACGCTAATATCAAACAGGAATTTGTAACCTCTGCACAAATTTCTATTGACTCACCTTATGTAATTACAAATGCAGCACCATCTAGCTACAGCATAAGCGGAAACAATATCACTACATCTACAGGAACTGGAGATAATATTGTAACTAATGGAATTGGTGGATTAAATCTTGGTAGTTTCGGTAATAATGGAGCACCAAACGCAATACATACAAATAAAACAGTAACAACTGCTGGATCAGCGTTCTCTTTATCGGAAAGTTATCAAGCTGGAGATGGAACACAAACTGCAATCACTCCTTCTAGCGGTATAGCAACTCTTCCTGTTCTTGGAGGTCAGACTACTGTTATCTCAGGAGGTACTGCTGGATCTCTTGCCCTAACGTCATTAAGTTCGGGGATTCATACCTGTACTGCTGGAGGGTCAGGTACAAGCTGCGTAGGTTCAACTAAAGTAACCATAACCATAGATTGACTAGACTTTGGTTATTAGTTTTACTATTATGTCCTATAAGAACATTTGCTGTTCCTGTAGTTCCACAATTTCGTTCGGGTAGTTCTCAGACAAGCTCGACCTCAGAATCAGTAATAAATGAAACTATTACAAGTCATCAGTATCGAACAGGATATTCATATTCTGCGTCAGGGCATAATATTGAAAGTAATGACATTAATGGATATATCAACCCTACAGCTACAACTCTTACAGAACAAACTGTTGGAGGGGTAAGTTTTAGTTGGACTTCACCAAATCTCGAAGCAGTTCCAAGATGGAAAGTGGTAACTCCAGGGGCAGCCTTTTCTCTTCAAGAAACTCTAATAACTCCAGGGTTAGATACAGTAACCACAATAACAAGGACAATAAATACAACAACCACAACAGAAACTACAACTACATTTGGGCAATAGCTTTAATTCTTTGCCCTGCAAGGGTTTTGGCTAATACAACTGTTGCATCTCCGAGCAGTAACGCACAGGGCGTGGTAAATAACAATGCTACAATGATAACCCCATCAGCCATGCCTTCTTACAAAATGAGTCAGGGTATTGTCTGTGCCTCTCCTAGTCTTACTATCACTCCATATGTAACCGATTCTCACACATTCTCTTTACCTAGAGAAACTGTGACCAGACAAAATATATATGATGAAAATACTGGAGAGATAAAATATGTACAGGAAACTCCTAGATTTGAGAAAGAAAACTTTAATTTAAATTATGGAATCTCTGCTCAGATAAATATTCCACTAGGAAAATCACCAGCTCTTTGCCATGAAGCAACAGCAGTAAATATTGAAGCTCAAAAACTATTAATTAAGAAAACCAAAATGGAAATTAGTCTCTATCGTTTGGAGCAATGTGCAAAACAGGCAAAATTAGGTGTTACTTTCAAACCTAATACTCCTAGTGCTGTTACCTGTGAAGATATTATTGTTACTATCCCACCAAATCAGGTTATCCCACATACTCATAAATTAAAGCAGTAGGCAAGCACGGTTAGACTTGCCCACCTAGACGCCCTATCCATTGCCTTGTCGAATAGGGTTCTTTTATTTTACATTATCTTTTTTCTTTGTAAGTTTTTTAACGATATTTTTTATAGCTGGTTTTATTATATTGAGAATAAGAGGGCTACTCGCAGCCACAAGGCCAATAACAGCAGTAGAAACAATAGTGCTCGGTTCTGGGATGTATTGATCCACAAAAGGAACGTCTTCATATAGAGTAATGCACTCAATCCCATCATCACCTCTTTCATGTCCAATGACACGTTCCAATCGTTTTTCGTTACGAAAGTCTCCTACTCTTTGCTGATTTTTACCAGGGCAGGGTTCTAATTCTATTGGTTTATCTTCTTTAATTTCTGGTATTTCTGGTTGCTTTGATTCTGGTAAGGGTGGTGTTTCATTATTTGTAGGAACTTCTTCTGTAATGACAAGATTCTCAGGTGTATAGTCAAGAGGAACGAAACTAGGAAATGGTACATCGCACGTTGTAAACACTCCATTAGGATCATCTAATAATAAATTACGATTACCAGTATTTTTTATATCTCGATGTTGATAAGTACAACCAGGAACATCAATATCAGGTGGTTTTGCTATCTCAATGTAATGTGGACTATAGATTTCTGGAACGTCTGGAATGTATATCTCAGGAATTTGAATATCAGGTATTTCAATCGTAGGCATCTCTCCTCTTATATACCTCTACATAAGAATCACATTTAGGACAAGAAAAATTACTAACCATTGAATATTCTTGATACAAAACAGGTTGAAAATCCTCTTCTATATCAGCATCAGCACCCCAGATTAGTTCAGTATTACAATGCCAGCAGTTCATATTTGTGATTCACCCATGATTGGTGGTATTGGTAAAGATGGGCCAGTAAGATCAGGTAATCCTTTTTCTAGTACTTTTGGCATCATACCTTGAACATTCCCAAGAATCTCGTTCATAACTCTTGTTTTAAACTGTTCTGAAGTTACATACTTGTAACCAAAGTACGCTCCACCACTCATGGAAGCTACCATAAGAAAAGAAACAATGCTAAGAACATTAGCTATTTTTTGAAACATGATTAAATTTGCGATACTGAAAGCACTATCTTTTACAAGTGTGCTTGTATTACTGCTTATTGTAGCCCTATCCCCTCTCTACGTCACTATGGGCTTAATGACAAGACAAATGCAGGAATCTACCCGTTAGGATCTTCTGGATATTGTGTCATATTAGGAGTTCCATCTTCTTTTAATCCATAAAGAGTAACTAAAGCTGCGGTATCTGCACAATTATCAATCTCTGTTTCTCTTGTCGCACAAGCAGTTCTAACCGCAGTTCTGTAAGTTTTTATTGCTGTAGGAATAGCTTTTGATGCTTCATATTTTCTTATAACGTACCAATCATATTTTGCTAACAAAGAACCAGCAGTTGCTTTTTCCTGTAACTTCAATACAGATTTAACACCTAAAGTAACAACCTGATTTCCATTTTCATCTTTTACTAGATTACCTTCTTGATCTTTTGCATCTACATCATCAAGTGCTTTTGCAGATCCATCGCCATTATAAAAACGATTATCATATACTGGATCGTCAGCAACCTCAGTAATTCCGAGGTCTTTTTTCTCTTGTGCTGATGATAGTCTTAACCAGTTAGCAGGGTACTGAGTTCCATCAGATGTTTTAAATGCAACATCAACAGCTAAAGGTGATCCGTTTAATTTAAAAGCCATAACTCTATATTACCTTGCCCTTGCGTTTTTGAAAGGCGATTCACTAAATGCTAAATAAATATATGTTTGACCATTTTGGTTAGTTCCTTCATCTGCATTTGTTCCTACTAATTTAAAGCCATTTGACAAGAAATCTAAAGCATTATATGCACTACTTTCAAACTCAGCCCCATTAGTATTAGCTTGAAGATTTAAATCTACATCATTAAATGGATTTCTTTTGTTATCAAAGATACGCCAGTTTTGTGAACCACTTGTCCTTTTAATCATTACCCAAGCTGGTCTAAAACTTGTAAAAATAAACGGGCCATTACTTGATCCGTTGCCTGTATATTTTCCAAATTTTGAATATGAGGAAACTTCGCTGAATACATAACCTACATAATTTACTCCACTAGCATTAGTGCTGCTATCCTCTCTTACTGTAAATACAGAAGAAGTCGGTACAGTATCACCCCAGAGTTTATAACCTTGATAGCTACTATAACCAGCATTATCATTTAAAACTATTCTATTTTCAGCCGTAGAATCTCCAGCCAGGTGAAGAACAGCCCAACTACCAACAGCATTTATTGATTTTGTTATTACTACTTTTGGTGCTACTCCTAATCCATGTCCGACAGTTGTTAGTGACCCTGTTCCTGCATAAGTAACTATAGAAAACCCTGCTGTTTGATTTACTTTTACTCTTGATTGAGTGGATCCATCAAAATTACTTGATCCAAGGGTTGAGTTTGTATTAATTGCACCCCCCATCCCGCTGTGGACACTACACCAATAGTAGAGCTGGGGTGCGGATGCTGGTACTGTTATATGTAATCTTCTTGTAGTAGCTGCTGCAAATCCTAATGTATATTCATTATAAGTTTTAGATACTCCATCTAAAAAGTAAGTTATTCCAGAAGTATATACAGTTCCATTAGCTGCCGTTCCAATACTAAATGGATGAGAAGCATTTGAAGCGTCATCCATGTTAAAGATATAAGTACCACCTTCTGCAAGATCAAGAGTTACAGCTTGAGTTTGGAAATCATCAAAGATATATCTATTATTTCCAGAAAAATCGTGAACTTTTACTGTATAAGTTTTGCCATCTGTATCGCCAGCGTTCCAGTTCCAAACAGCATAATTTATACTAGATTGATTAAAAAAGGTGGTTCCAGCACTTCCTTTTGTGTATGAAAAACCATTGGCATCAAAGGAGTTCAGAAAACCATATGTTGCATTATCAGCAGAAGCACCTTCAGCACCTGCTCCAGGTGAAGTTCCCCCTCCAAGATTTAATGCTTTAGAATTTCCAGCACCACGAATAGCATCATAAAGTAAGTGATTATAAGCTGCATTTCTAGGTTTAGTCCATAACCAATCAGGTTGAAATTCTAAAACATTAGTTTGTGATCCTGTAGCATTACCATTACCTGTATAAAGAACAGTATCAAAATGCTTATCAGGAAAGTTTATTGTTGGGTCGGATAAGTTTTTTGAACATATTGATTTATAACCTGTTGGTGGAGTATAAGTAAATGCTCTTTGTCCATAGTTAAACGATCCAGACTTAGTGCCAGAACTGTTATCAGTAAAAGCCTCTGTATGAAGAGTTTTACCTGTTGTAAAAGTATTTGTAGGAGAATTGCCTGTGGCTGGATCACCTGATTGCCAAGTATTATTTTTTGCATACCATATTTTTCCACTATCGAAATCAATAGCAACTCCTACAATATCATTAGTTGTCCAAGAAGAATAACCAGATGTGCCTCCTCCTCCAAAAGATGAAGAATAAGATCCATTATTTCTATAAAAAGATCCCTGATTATTTTCCATATCGTGCCAGCCTATAGAAAATGTACCAGTATTGGTGCTTAAAAACTCAAAATACCATTTACCAGTTTTTAATCCAAAAGTGCTAACAGCAGTTCTATTACTAGAACTTGATTCGGTGAAATCTAAATTACCATTA